AATACATTAAACAGTAATGAAACCTATGTAGGTAATGTCTGTGTAAATAAATTTATGGATATAGATACAGGTAATATTTTTGAGGGTTTAAAACGAATAGCTAAGAAAATAGACGCTAACCCTAACAAAGACCTAATAGAATACGCAAATGAGTTAGGTTATTTATACGAGCATGAGTACTCTTTTTTATTACAAACAAAAAATAAAAGAAAGCTATCTCCTAAACAAAAAAGTTGGAAGGAAAGAATTAATAAAAGAATACTAGAAGAAACTAAAGTAGATAAAACAAAAAAGAAAAGTGAATGGACTTTTGTAAGAAAAAATAGCAAAGGGGAAAATATATTCAGGAGAGATACAAATGAAACGCTTGAGTTTGTCATAGATTTTTTAGAGGAGCAAAACATAAAATATGAGTACAAAGAAGGTGCAACTATGTTTAACTTAATCAATGAAGTTGGAATATGCTATACTTATTATTGGACTACAGGTAGATGGTCTCCTAAAAGTAAAAGCATGGAGATGCATTATAACAGCAAAGGAATAAAAGATTTTACTGAAAGATTCTTTAATAGATATAACGAGAAATATTTAGAAAAACAAAAACAATGGGATAAAGAGAAAAAAGAATATTTTTTATCTCAGTTGACTAAATATACTGAAGAAAAACCTGACGAAGATATGCAAGAATATTATAAAAACAAAATAAGACATTTAGAAAATAAGGATATACACGCATGAAAGTAGAATTAATAAATTACATGGGCAATGACTTAACTGTAGTTAATGCAGCTAGAGTTAGCTT